GCGATGAGACAAAATGACCCAGATAACTGAACACATCACCCTCGAAGAGCTAACCAAGAGCCAGACGGGCGAGCGCCTTGGCCTAGACAATCTGCCCCCTGCCGCTGAACTGGCGGCGTTGAAGGCGGTCTGCGAGCACGTCGTGGAGAAGGTCCGCGCCCATTTTGGCAAGCCCGTCCACATTAACAGCGGCTATCGAGGCCCAGCCCTGAACAAGGCCGTAGGCGGCGCGTCTAGCAGCCAGCACTGCAAGGGCGAGGCAGTCGATATGGAAATCCCCGGCGTGCCTAACGGCGACCTTGCCATCTGGGTGCGCGACAACCTCGACTTCGACCAACTGATCCTTGAGTGCTATAAGCCCGGCGTGCCAACCAGCGGCTGGGTTCACTGTAGCTACAAAGATACTGGCAACCGCAAGGATGTGCTTACGGCTTCTGTTATTAACGGCAAGATGACCTACTCACCGGGGATACACGCATGAAACATATCGCCATCCTCGCCGCTGGCATGCTTGCCATCTCGGCTCCGGCCCACGCCCGCAGCTACCAAATCTGCCACCAGAAGTTCGCGCTCTGCGCCGCCTCACCTAGCACCCCGACCGGCAAGATGATCACAGTCAACGTCGAGGGCGGCGGCACGGCTCAGTTTTCAGAAGCGATGGCTGTCTGCCCGGTGCTAAACGGCCCGGCCATTGCCGACGTGGCTGGCGGCAACATGAAGGGCTCGTGCGATCAGCCCGGCCCCAATCAGGTTTGGAGCCTGTACCAGTACCGCGACAAGTTCCCGCAGGCTCCTAATTGGTCGCGCAGCGACGTGGCCACCATCCGCACCTTCACGACAAGTGCTGGTAATGGGCTGTCAAATATGTTCTCTTTCGCCTGCACGCTTGAACCCAAGCGTGTCGGCACCGTTAAATTGGCCAAATGCTACGGCCCAATAAACGAGAACATTGCCGGTGCGCCCGTTGTTTCGGGCACTCTTGTGGTCACCCAAGCGCCTACGGGCGCGACCTACCCGGTCGGTGGCCCCATCCCTCAATAAGGAAAACAACCATGTTTGGTATTCTTAAAGGCAAGAAGACTTACATCGCTGCGCTGCTGACCATCATTGGCGCAGGCGCTAGTTACGCTACCGGCGACGCCACGGCCATACAGGCCATCCAAATGGCGGTCACCGCCATCTTGGCGGCTACCCTGCGGAACGGCTTGCGTTAACCAAAGTGCGAGGGGCGGCCCGTGACAGGCCGCCCTTAGTGCGCTATAAAAACAGCTTGACGGTCGAAGCCTCATGTAAGGTTGCGGCGTCCATCACCCACCAGTAGGTGCTGTATGGCGACGACGATGACCTTCACGACGCTCCAACAGGACGTGCGTCGTTATCTTGAACGTGGTGCTACCCTAGCCGAAGACGCCATCGTCTACGAGCAAATCCCGCGTCTTATCAATCTGGCAGAGCGCCGGATCGCCCGTGAACTCAAAATCCAGGGCTTCATCAACGTCGTCACCGACACCCTGATCGTCGGCCAATCCGTCTACCAGAAGCCCGACCGCTGGCGCGACACGGTGTCGATCAACATCGGCACGGGCGCTACCAACGATGTCCGCAAGTTCCTGTTTACACGCGACTATGAGTACCTGCGCTCGTACTGGCCCGACGAGAGCCTGACCGAGGAGCCGGTGTTCTACGCCGACTACAACTACACCAACTGGCTGATCCTGCCGCCGCCCGACGAGGCTTACCCCTTCGAGGTGCTGTACTACGAGCTGCCGGTGCTGCTGGACGACGAGAACCAAACCAACTGGCTCACCGACTACGCGCCGCAGGTGCTGCTGTACGCCACCCTGTTGGAGGCCACGCCCTTCCTGAAGAACGACGACCGCATCCCAGTATGGCAGCAGATGTACGACCGCTCGGCGGCCATGCTCAACGGCGAAGACCTCGCCAAAATCCTTGACCGTTCCGCCGTGCGGAAGGAGGCATAAGTGTCATTCACCCAAGTTTTTGGCGGCAACACGATCTACCCGTCGGATGTCAGCTATCTGGCCCTGGCGCTCACAGCCGACACGGAATTGCAATGGCCGCTGGAAACAGCGACCGGCAACGACATTGTTGCGCGGATCATCGACGTTACGCCGACCGACGCCTACTCGATCACGATGCCCGACGCGATGCTGACGGGCGTGGGCCAAGTCACCCAGTTCTTGAACGTCGGCCCCGACACCATCACGATCAAGGATAATGCTGGCGGGACGCTGCTCTCTATTGATGCGGGCCTGACCTTCACTCTGTACCTGACCGACAACACGACCGTCGCCGGTACGTGGGAGAGCTTCCAAGCCGGTGCCGCGACGGCGCAGGCCCAAGCCTCTCAACTGGCCGGTTACGGCCTGATCGCCCAGGGCAGCCTCCTGTCGCAGTCGCAGCCCGTCACGGTCTTCAACAACGACTTTACGCTTGGCGCGGGCAACCGCGCTGCGGCCTTTGTCTGGGAGGGTGGCCTCGGCACCCTGACGCTGCCCACCGCCTCCTCGGTCGGCAACAACTGGTTTGTGGCTGTCCGTAACAGTGGCGAGGGCAACCTCACCATCACCGCGCAGGGCGGCGACACCATCAACGCCCTAAGCACGCTGGTCCTGCGCCCCGAGGACAGCGCCACAGTCATTACCGACGGCACTAGCTTCTTCACTGTCGGCTTCGGCCAGCAGGCCGTGTTTGCCTTCGACTACACCTCCATCAACCTAGCGGGCGAGGGCGGCGGCGACTACACCCTGTCTGGCGCGGAGCTAAACCGCATTGCCTACTCCTTTGTGGGCGAGATTGTTGGTGATGTCGCTGTCATCCTGCCTGCCACAACGCAGCAGTACTGGGTCTCCAACGACACAACCGGCGGCTCCTACACTCTGAGCATCGGCACTGACGGCCAGACGGTTCCGGTGGACGTGCCGCGCGACAGCCGGGGCATTTACTACTGCAACGGCACGGATGTCGTTAAGGCCGACACGGCGTCGATTGCTCTGCCGATTGCCATCAGCGACGGTGGCACAGGTGCCAGCACGGCTGGCGGCGCGCTCATAAACCTGGGTGGCACGACCGTCGGCATTGACGTGTTTACTGCCTCGACCCAAGCCAATGCGCGCACCGCCATCGGCGCTGGCACGGGCGATGGCTCCGTAACCAGCGTTAGCGGCTCAGGCGGCTCGACGGGACTGACGCTAGCTGGCGGGGCCATTACAACCACTGGCACGTTGACCTTGGGAGGCACGCTGGCTGTAGCTTCCGGCGGCACAGGCAACACCTCCTACACAGATGGCCAACTGCTGATCGGCAACAGCTCCGGCGGCGGTTTGACTAAGGCAACACTGACGCAAGGCAGCGGCGTCACCATCACTAACGGCAACGGCACGATCACCATTAACGCTACAGGTTCTGGCGGCAGCGTCACCAGCGTGGCGTCGGGAAACGGCTTGACCGGCGGTCCGATCACTACCACCGGCACTCTTAGCCTCGACGTGACCTACGCCAACGCCTGGACTGGTCAGCAGACGTTCACTGGTTCGACCAGCGTCTTGGCGGCGAAGCTCGTCAACGCCCTAGAGAAAGTCACCGCGTCCGCTACCGCCGCGACGGGCACGATCAACTACGATGTGACAACCCAGAGCGTCCTGTATTACACTTCTAACGCCTCGGCCAACTGGACGGTCAACCTGCGCGCCTCGTCGGGCACGTCGCTAGACACCGCTATGTCCAGCGGCGAGAGCGTCACCGCCGCCTTCCTCGTCACCCAAGGCGCTACTGCGTACTATAACAACGTCGTGCAGGTTGACGGCGCGACGATTGGCGTGACGACGAAGTGGCAAAGCGCGGTGCCCGCTGCGGGCAACGCCTCCGGCGTTGATGTGTACACCTACACGGTTATCAAGACGGGGTCGGCGGCCTTCACCGTCCTCGCCTCTCTGACGCCGTTTGTCTAATGGCCGACAAAATCCTCCAGATTAAGTCGCTCCCCGGCATCAAGCGTGACGGGACCAAGTTCGAGGGCGACAACTATGTGGACGGGCAGTGGGTCCGGTTCCAGCGCGGCCTGCCGCGTAAGATCGGCGGCTACCGCTCGATCAACAAGTACCTGCGGGAAGTCAGCACCCAACTGAGTGAGTACACCCAGGACCAGCTCACCTACATCCACAGCGGCTCGGCCAACTACGTCGAGCGGTTCTTCATCGACGCCTCGAACAACACCAGCCCCATAATTGACCGCACGCCGGAAAGCGACTTCACGCCCGACCCCGGCAATATGTGGCAGTTCACCTACGACGGTTTGGGCGATGCCAACCAGATCATCGCCCAGGTAGCCCCGAACTATAGCTGCATCTGCAACAGCCTTGGCGGCGAGGTGTTTTACGGCGACCTGCTAGGCACCGACCCGCTAACGGCTATCGCCATCCCAAGCGGCGGCAACGCCACCGGCGGCGTCGTGGCGCTGCACCCCTACACCTTTATGTACGGTTCAAACGGCTACGTGGCGTGGTCCGTGCCCGGCGATCCAAGCGACTTCAGCGGCGCTGGCTCTGGCGACGCCTACATCACGTCCCAGAAGATCGTGCGCGGGCTACCCCTGCGCGGTGGCCCAGGCAACTCGCCCTCGGGCCTGTTCTGGTCCGCCGACAGCTTGGTGCGCATATCCTTCGTAGGCGGCGATCAAATCTTCCAGGCCGACACGCTCTCCACCCAAACCTCGATCCTGTCGTCCAACTGCGTGATCGAGTACGACGGCGTCTTCTACTGGTGCGGCGTGGACCGCTTCCTGATGTTTAACGGCGTCGTGCGCGAGGTCGAGAACACCCTGAACATTAACTATTTCTTCGACGGGCTGAACTACGCCGCCCGCCAGAAGGTGTTCGCCATGAAGGTGCCGCGCTACGGCGAAATCTGGTGGTGCTACCCCCGTGACGGAGCCACGGAGTGTACGCACGCCGTCATCTACAACACCCGCGAAAAGACTTGGTACGACCTTGAACTGCCCAACGGTGGCCGCTCGGCGGGCCTGTTCCCGGCGGTGTTCCGCAGGCCGCTGATGACCGGCGTGGCTCCGCAGCCCGCTGCGGCCTTCGACGTAGCCCTCGATGCGGGCGGCACGAACTACACGGTGGGTGACGTGCTTACCGTAGTCGGCGGCGCGTACAGCATCCCAACCCAACTGACGGTGCTCACTGTTGGAGGGGGCGATGCCATTGACACGGTGGAAATCTCCAACGCTGGCTCCTATACGCTGGCTCCCGAAAACCCCGTGGACGTGACCGGCGGCAGCGGGGCCGACGCCACGTTCAACATAACCTTCGTCAATCCGTTCAAGTTCTGGGTCCACGAGATCGGCAAGGACGAGATCGACGGGCAGAACATCCAGCCTATCCTGTCGTTCTTTGAGACCGCCGACATATCGCTGCCTGTGATGTCGCAGGAGAACAGGGCGCTTCAGGTGCTGATGCTGGAGCCTGACTTCGTGCAGGTCGGCAACATGACGGTGCAGGTCACAGGCCGCGCAAACGCCCGCGCACCCGAGGTTAATGGCGAAATCAAAACGATTGTGCAGACGCCTTCTATCCCGCAGCAGCAGGTGATATACTTCAAAGATCAGCGGCGCGAGCTACGGTTCCGGTTCGAGAGCAACGTCATAGGCGGCGACTACCAGATGGGTATCTGTCTGGGCCACCTGCAACCCGGCGATGGAACCGTCATTGGATGATCGACCCGCGACACATGACCCTCCGGGACTGGGCTGACAGCGTCATTCTGTCGGTTACCGACGTGTGGTCGTTTGGCAAGCTGGACAACGAGAACGAGTGGCAGGGCTGGGCGAAGGCGTTCGTCGTTGCCAACGGCTACAGCCAGCGCAACGTGCCTGACCCCTATCAATTCACCGATTGGCGGGAGTGGGCGCAACGCGCCTACCCCATGCTTGAGGCGACGATCTAATGCCATACGACGATCAAGGTAATTACACCGACGACGGTTCGAGCTTCGCCGTTAACACCGGCGGCGGTGCGCCTACGGGGCAGCCTGCGCCTAATTCGAACTTTGCCGTAACGCCCGAACTTGCTGCCTACGCCGCTGCCAACCCGGACCTACAGCAGGAAGCGGCGCGGACCGTTGCCGCGGGGCAATTCACTACGCCCGCCGACTACTACACGTGGCATCAACAGCACTTCGGCGACGAGGGACGCGGCGGGGTGCCGGGTCTGGCTGTGAGGACTTCCACAGGCGCGGTTGACACCACGCCTGCCAACATTGCGTCAGCCGCCAACATTGCGTCAGCCGCCAACAACAACGCAAGCTCATCGCTGTCGGTGTATCCGCAGTACGACGAGAACGGCAACCCGATGGATACCGGCATAGCGTCCGGTGCAGCGTCGTCCTTTGAAATCCCCGAGAACTACGGCAACCCCAAGAACAAGATTTACCAGCTCTCGGCTGCGCCCGACGAGAAGGTGCGCCTCGTCGGCCTAGACGGGACGGTCTACTACTCGGGGTCCGGCGCTGCGGGCGCGGCTGCCATCTCCAACCTCGTCCAACAGATGGGCAAGCAGTTTGGCACGGGCGCAACGTGGATACTCCAGAAGCAAGCGCCTGGAGCAACGGACTGGCAACAGGTGTCGCAGGACACCGTCGGCACGACAAAGAAGACGCAGCTCAATTCGTTCCTCGACGTGGCGTTGCCAACTATTGCCGCAATGGCAGCAGGGCCCCACTGGGCGGTATTGGCCGCTACGGCGGCCTCCGCCGCTAATTCCGCGCTTCAGAACCAGAACTCCGCGCAAGCCCTAAAAAACATGGCTATCACAGCCGCAACGACTTACATCGGCGGCAAAATAGGCGGCGAAATCTCTACTCTGTTAAGCTCCTCTGCTTCCGCCGCCGATGCGGCGCTGTCAAGCCTAGGTAATGAGGCCGCTGCTAAAGCCGCAAGCGCTTTGGGCGCAAACGCCACTTCCGCCGAAATGAGTGCGGCAGCGCAAGCAGCCTACAACAAAACCATAAGTGTTGGGCTAACCAACATGGCGGCAAAAGGCACCATAACGGCTGCGGGAAAAGCCGCGTTTGAAAAGTTGGGCGGTTCGGTAGCAACCGATCTGGGAGCTGCCGCAGGCGACGTAGCGCCTACGGTAGCGCCAGCGATAGTTACCGGCACAGCTAGGTCAACTGCGGGTTTAACTCCGGGTTTAATTGCGGGTTCGGCTGTGGGTTCGCCGTTGAGCAATGCGGCCAATGCCGGATTAAACAACACTTACAATGATTTTCCCGACCAAGCTCCCGTAACTCAATCCCCGCCCGCTTCAAACGCCGACCCAACCGTAAGACCGGCGTCGCCGACTGGCACAGTCAGCGGGGGCACCCCCCTCGCTGTCAAAGCCCTGACCCCGGCTGAAGTTGATGCGGTTACGGTCACAGGAGATGTGTTGGGTAAAAAGTTAGGCATAGACCTTACCGACTTTGTCACTCGCGCTATAACAAGCGGCATTACCGCCACTCAGTTTCCTGAATGGGTGGCCAGACAAAACCCCGTCAGCAAAGTAGATGTTTCAGGCAAACCCCGCGACCCCTTCAACCCCGTCATACCCTTTAGTGAAGCCGTCGCTAACGCCGTCGTTAACGCGGTCCCTAAGCTCGACCCGGGGCCGGGCTTTACGCCCAATGGTACTTACGACAACCAAGGGAACCCAACAGAGCGGCCAAACCCGACTTTTTCGGGGCCACTTACCAAAGTAATCGACTGGGTCAAAGAACACCCAATAGAGGCCGTTAAGCTGGGCCTAACCGCCGCCACAGCCGTTACAAACGCGGTCAACAGCAACAACAAGGGTGGGGGCACATTCGGCGGCACACCCGGCGGCACTCTGGCTCAACAACGCGCCAGCCTCTCGCCAATCTTCAGCGCCAAGCTCGGCGCACCGCGCGGTCTGTTCAGCGCGCTGGGTACGGCAGGCACGCCCTACACCCCTCGCCCGATCAGCAACCTCCTTACCGACGCGGCGGTCAACACCGATGGCTCCGGCAACCCGTCAGGCACTGGCAATGTCAACCCAGCAGGCACTGCGGCCCTAGCCGACTACTTACGTCGTTACCCCGACGTGGCCGCCGAAGCTAAAGCCAACCCCGGCGCTTACGGTGACGTGAACAACGACGGCGTAATCAACGATTACGATTTTGCCTTGGAACATTATATCCTGCACGGCGAAGCCGAGGGCCGCACGCTGGCCGTCAAAAAAGGCGGCTACATTCAACACCCCTCAAGGGACACAAATATGCGCAATTCTCTTTTTCAGGTAATGCGGAAGGCCGACGGCGGCGCTGTCGTTGACCCCAACCTCGAACGCAACGGCATAACAGCGCCGACCACTGCGGCAAGCATGAGCCTGCCTAACGAGCCGGTAGCCAATCTGCCAACCTCGTCCTTTGCCGTTGACCCCCGCGCCCTGGCCGAGAGTTACCGCTCAGGCATCGTCGCACCGCCCAGCGTGATGCAGCCGCGTCAGAGCCCCTACTCGGGTTACGATCCGGGCACCATGGGCGGCATGTACCACTACGGCGAGAGCCCGACCGGCGAGACGCAGCATTACAACTACGCCCTCGCTCAGGGGTCTGTGGCTCCGTGGATGGCCAGCACGCCGACTGGCACGGGCACCTACAACATGTTTGGCGTCAGGACTGACGGCGGCGTCGGCGCTGGCGGCGGCGTCGGCGCTGGCGGCGGTACGACCACAACTGGGGGCAATACGACCACGACGGGGGGCAATACGACCACTCCGGTTACAAATGTCACGACTACCGCTCGCCAAACCCCCACCGGCACCGGTATTCCCGGCTACGCTGCCAGTTACGGCACCCTAACCACCGAGGCGGACATAAATAGGCTCATAGCAACCGGCTTGTTCAACCTCAACAGCGCCGACCACTGGGTCGGCGGTGCCAGCGGCGGTGGCGGTGCCAGAAGCGCCGCAAAAGCGCTTCTAGACAGCTATTTTGCGGGCACTGAAGACCCCAACTCAAGCGTTGCCAAGGCGTTGTATGCTGCGGGCTTCAATGTCGGCGGCGGCTGGGCCCCTCCCGGGGCTAACACCACTTACACGCCTAGAGCCACCACCACCACTGGCACTGGGACTGGCACGACTGGCGGAGCTACGTCAACTTTGAGTACTAACATGGCGAACGCCGCCCTTATCGGCGACGCCGCCGCCCTTCGCGCCTTCCAGGCCGCTGACCCCGCCGGTTACGCCAAGATGGTCGCCGCCGCCCTCGCCTCTGACCCGAACAGTGCTGGTTTAGATAGCGTTAAAGCCGCCCTCGCCTTTAACGCCAATAACGCCACCACTGGCACGACTGGCACCACTGGCACCACTGGCACGACTGGCACCACTAACACAACCGCTCCAAGTGCCTTGGCGGTTTACGCTGCGGCTAACCCAGACCTAGCAAGAGAAGCAGCGCGCGTTACGGGAACGGGAGAGTTCGCTACGCCCACTGACTACTATAGGTGGCACGAGGCAAACTACGGCACCGAGGGTCGTCCTCCCGTGACGTTTAAGCGCGGTGGCTCTTCGCCGCGCAGCCAGTTTGCCGTCCAGGGTTCTGGCACGGGCCGCAGCGACAGCATCCCCGCCGCCCTTAGCGACGGCGAGTACGTCATGGACGCCGAGACGGTAGCCCTGCTGGGCGACGGCTCGTCCAAGGCGGGCGCTAAGAAGCTCGACGCTATGCGCAGCAACTTGCGCAAAGCTAAGGGTCGCAACTTGGCCCAGGGCCGTTTCAGCGTTAATGCTAAGGCACCGGAAGCCTACCTGTCTGGAGGGCGCAAGTAATGGCCGACAACGTTTTAATGGCGCCAAGCAGCAAGACGACCGAAACTGTCCTGCCCGATTGGTATACCAACTATGCGATGGACATCCTGTCCAATCAGCAGGCCATCTCCAACCAGCCCTATACGCTGTATGGTGCGCCGCGCATCGCCGAGATGGCACCGCAGCAGCAGCAAGCCTTCGGCATGGCTGGCCAAGCCGCCACGGCCTATCAGCCCGGCCTAGCGCAGGCGATGCAGACGACGGGGAACGTGGACCCGTACCTGGGCCTCTACGCCGCCTCGCCGTACTATCAGCAGGCTGGCCAGACCTCGGCGTCGCAGGTCGGTCAATACATGAACCCATACACGACGAATGTCGTGAACCGGATTGGTGAGCTGGGTAACCGCGCCCTTCAAGAAACTATCCTGCCGAACATCCGCGACAAGTTCATCCAAGGCGGCACCTACGGCGGCTCGCGCAACGCCGAGCTGTTCGGTCGCGGTGTGCGCGACGCCATGGAGGGCATTAGCGCCGCCCAGGCGCAGGCGCTGGCGAGTGGCTACGGAGGCGCACTGACTGCGGCGCAAAACGACTTGACCCGCCAAGGTGAGCTGGGCACCAACATAGCCTCGCAATACAATACAGCGGGCTCGCAACAGCTTGCTCAAGGCAGCCAGCTTGCTAACTTGGCGGGGCAGCAACAGGGTTTGGGCATTACCGGCGCTGGCGCTCTGCAAGCCGCTGGGTCGGCGCAACAGGGTCAGGCCCAGAAGAACCTCGATCTGGCGTACCAAGACTTCCTGCGTCAGCAGGCGTACCCGCAGCAGCAGAACACGGCGCTCATCGGCGCGCTGCAAGGCGTCAAGAGCGGAGTACCGTCAGCGGTGGTGTCGGCGGGTACAGACCCCGCAACCAGCGAGACGGCCTACGCCAAGAGCGATCTGGCAAACTGGCTTACGGGTGCCACCACCGTAACCGATTTTCTTGCCACACTTAAAAAACAAGGGCTCATCTGATGGACGACGAAGAGCTCCAAGGCACCCTTATTCGGGTTGCCGACGCCGAAGGAGACAACGGAACCGATGTCGGTGTGCATCAAGGCTTAGGCGACGTTGGCCTTGGTGGCCTTGGTGGCCTGACGGCTGAAAACATAGGTAAGTACTACGACCAAATGTCAGGCACTCAGTTGTCGCAGAAAGCGTTGATTGAGCAAGCTACTGCGGCGCTCAAGCGACAGCGCGCGCCGTCGCTGTTGGGCTCGTTAGCCCAGGGGTTGAGCCAAGTTCAGCATCAGCCGGGTATCGCGGGTCTCCTCGCTAACATCAACAGCGGCCTTAGCTCGTATGACAAAGACAAGTCTGCCTTTGATCAAGCTCAGGCCGACAAGGAGATGGAATATAAGCTCAAGGGCCTTGAACTTGAAGGTAAGATGGGCGCGACGGGTCTAGATCGCATACGCCAACTGGCAGCGCTTCAAGAAGCCCAAACCAGAGCTGCGCAAGCAGCCAAAGCCGTCACTGTCAAGACGGTTACCGACGGCGCAGGGAACGTCTGGAGCGTCACGTATGACAAGGACGGAAACGAAGTAAGCAGAAAGATTTTTGGAGACAAGAAGTCGACTACGCCCGGCAAAGACGAAATCCGCGACGGAATAAAAGGCTACATTAACAAGGACAACATCTGGACGCCGTACCCCGAGTACATGCAACCGGGTGCAAACACACCCAAGGCGCTTCCGGCAGGTCTGCAAAATAAGGAAGACGAAAACCTTAACGCCATAAGCACGTTTTCCGGCTTGAAATCTGACATAAAGACCCTTCAAGACCAACTTAGGGACCACACGCTTAAACTCGGTCCCGTCAAGAACTGGTGGAACAAAACGGCCAGTGACTTGGGTCTGGGCGGCGAGGAAGCCGCCAACTTCATGTCGTTCAAAGGCACGCTGGAACAGATGCGCAATGCCAGTCTGTTGTTGGCCAAAGGCGTTCAAACCGAAGGCGACGCGCAGCGCGCGTGGAACGCCCTGATCGGCAGCTTGGGAAGTGAAGCGGTCGTCGCGCAACGCCTTGCTCAAATTGCTCAAATGAACGACCGCAACGCTCAGACTTTGGCGCGCGTAGTTCAAAACCGGCGCACACAGCGTGGCCTCAGTCCCATAGATATGTCGGAATGGACAGACATTCCGTCCATTCTAACCATCGGTGCGACACCGGCTCCTTCCGGGCAAGCCGGGGCCAAAGGATCGCCAGCGACTGGAGCGGCCCCTCCGGCGGCACCCAACGCCAACGCGCTCGCTCTTGCCCGCGCTTTGGTTCAACGCCAGAAGTTACAAGACGCCGCTAAAAAAGCAAATGAGGCTGGAGTATCGTAGATGGCCGCTACCCCGAGCAAAAAAGGCACCCTTCAAACGGTCGGCGAGACGCTTGCCACGGCTGGAAGCAACGTGCTGCCCAGCGGCCTAGAGTTTGCCAAGGGTATGTATCAGACGGTGCGGCACCCAATCGTCACGGGCCGTAACCTCGTGGACATCGGCGCGGGTGTCGCGGAACACGGCAAGCAGCTTTTGCCGCGCGAGATGCAAGCGATGCTGGGACCGCGCATGAGCACGGCGCAGGCCGACGCCGTGGGGGAGTATTTCAAGCAGCGTTACGGCGGCGCAGAGAACATCCGCCAGACGTTTATGAAGGACCCTGTCGGCTTTCTGGCGGACGCCTCTACTGTGCTCTCAGGTGGCGGCACGCTGGCTGCAAGAGCCCCAGGCTTGGCGGGCAAACTAGCCCGTGTGGTAGAAACCACAGGCCGCGCAATAGACCCCGTCGCGCTTGCCGCAAAAACCGTCGGCTACGGCGCTCGCCAGGGAGGCAAAGGCGTTGCGGCTGTCATTGGTGGCACGACGACTAAAGGCGGCCCGGTGTTCCAGGAGGCTTTCCAAGCTGGGCGATCCGGCATAGGCAGCGCGCAGTCTCGTGCGTTTAAGAAGGGCCTCACCGGCAAAGCGACTTCAGCGGACGTTCGCAATCCCGTGCAGCAAGTCATTAAAGGCGTTTTCGACAAGCGCCGCGCCGATTACCAAAAAGGTATGGGAGCCGTACACAACGATCCCGCCGTCATACCTTTTAACGAGATCGAAGACGCCGTTAAGTCGGTGGAAAACCGCGCCTATTCACGTGGTCACAGCGGAACCGCTGCGCCGGTTCTAACCGACGTTGAGGCGGCGAGTGCCTGGAACAAGGTCAACAAGGCTGTCCAAGAATGGAAGGCGCTTGACCCGGCAGAGTTCCACACCCCCGGACAGATTGACGAGCTGAAGCAGAAAATCGGCAGCATCCGGGACGCTGAACAGATCGGCACACCAGCCTACAACGCCGCCAACGAGGTGTACAAAACCGTCAAGGCCAAGATTGTCGAACAGGCTCCCGCCTACGGCAAGATTATGACGGACTACAGCAATCAAAGCGACTTGGCCAAAGAGTTCACGCGCGCCACGGGGGCCGGGGAAAAGGCGGCTGCCGCCACCGCTTTCAACAAAATAAAGCGGCTTATGGACCCCCGCAATCCCGCCGAACGCGAAGCCGCAAACCTTATCCGTCAAGGCGGCGGAGGCGAAACCTTCGCCACCGTTGCGGGTGAAACGCTGCGCCCAATGTTCCCTCCCATAAAGTCCAGTGCTATTGAGGGGGGCGCACTTCTGGGTGGCGCTGCGCTTCTTCACAACCCTCTTGTGGCGGCTTTAGCCCCGTTGGCGTCGCCGCGCCTTATGGGTAGTGCTGCGTACCGAGCGGGTACTGTTCTCAAGAACCCGCTGGAATGGGCCGAGCTGGCGGGTAAAGCCGCAGAACGCGGCTATGGAACTCGCGCGGGTATTCTGGGTCGCGGGCAAACCAGCCCCGAAATGGACGAGCTTATCCAGAAGTACGCCAAAGCGCCGCCTGTGAAGGCAGAACCTGCCGGAGAGGCTGCGCCTGCTGTATCGGCGGAACCCGACCCAGAAAAGATGACCGCTGAACAGTTGGATGCCTACATTGCCCGCCTTCAAGCGGAAACCGCACCCAGCGGCGCAAAGGCAGCGCCGGTGGCAGTGGACGACGCCGACTTGGAGAACATGACCCCCGAAGAGCTAGACGCGCACATTGCGGCGTTGCAGCGCGATCTGGGAGGTAAGGTTGAGCACCGCGAAAGCCGGGGCGATGTTAACGCCGTGAGCCCCAAGGGTGCCAAGGGCCCCATGCAGCTCATGGAGGGCACCGCTCGTAGCCCCGGTTACGGCGTTGCGCCCGCTAAGGACGCCAGCCCGGAAGAGAACCGCCGGGTGGGGCAAGACTACCTCAACGCTATGATCAATCAGTACAACGACGTGCCGCTGGCGTTGATGGCCTACAACTGGGGGCCAGGGAAGGTGAACGAGTGGATGAAGAACCCTGATCCCGCCAAAGTGCCCAAGGAAACCCGCGACTACGTAAACGCCCTGTCGGGTAAAACTGTTTTTGACGAGGGTTGAGTGGCCCGTAAGCCCAACCCAGCACGCGATCTGGCCGAGAAGTACGGCTACCAAACCGGCGGCCCCGCGATCCCCGGCAACCTTGATCTGCACAACCGCCCCGTCGTGCATAACGCCGACGCCAGCATCAGCACCGTGCGCTCGATCACTGTCGGCTTTGGCAACAAGACCTACGTTCTGCCAACCGTGATTGGCGACAAGGTTGTGTCGAACAAGGAAGCGATTGACCACTTCAAGAAGACTGGCGAACACCTCGGAGCGTTTGATACGCTGGCGGACGCCGAAGGTTACTCGCAGCGCCTGCATGAAGATCAGGGCGAAGAGTACAAGGGCAAGGCTATGGGCGGGCTGGCCGAGAAGTACGGCGTCGAGGGCTACGCCAAGGGCGGCACTAAGAAGCCCACCGACATCGAGCTTGCCGTGCAAAAGTTGACCCACATGAAGCCGGGCGTAGAGCGTCCACAGGGCCTTCTGCCTCTTCCGTTTCCGCAAAAGGATGGCAAAGACCCTTGGACGATGCCGCAGTTCGCCTATGACCTAGCCAAGGCGTTCGTGACACCCGGCGTCGCGGCTCAAGGCGGCAGCTACGACACGGGCGACGTGGTCAACATGGCTATGAACGTCACCGGCGGTGGCCTGGGGGCCAGCCACGTCGCGGGACCAACCCTTCGCCCCGGTCAGCACGTTTTGGGTATGGGCGTGAAGCCGAAGGCGGCGGTTAAGGACGTCGAGAAGCTAGCGGCGAAGTACGACGTTGAAGCGTCCAAAGCACCCAAAGTGCCTAAAGCACCCAAAGCGCCTCCCCCCGCCGTCATGACGGAGGTGGCTCCCGGTCAGAAGTGGAACGCAACCCAAAAACACGAGTGGGAGAAACTGCATCCCGAAGCAAAGGCGTCCATTTCCAACAAGATTGTTGAGGAGTTTCTGCCGCGCTGGAAAAGGGAAACCGGGGTCGAAGGGAACATGGTTTCGGGCCTCGGTGGTTACGAGGGTGCCTCGAACCCGAACTTCATCTTTCGACCGAAAGACCCCGCCGACGTTACCAAAGCCGTCCACGGACTGGGCGATCTACTGCGCCAAGACGCTATGATGGCGGCAGACATAAGGCCGTTCGAGAACAGCTCACCTTCTGGCGTCGCGCGTGTCAAACTTCCGCCAAACGTGACGGAAGACCAAGCCCATCAGGTGTACAGCCAACTGAACAAGGCTGGGTTGGCAGAGGGCCACACCACAGACCTGGGCCAAGGATATATGGACATCCTGGCCGGTCCTGGGGGTGCCAAGACCGCAGCCATCCGCGACGACATAGCCAAACAGTTGAACGCGCGGTACGATGTTGACAGCTACGACGCTAACGTGGCTTTCCCGGACAAAGGAGACGGCTATGGCAGGCGAACATCGCCCGTGGAACCACCCGGATCATCCATTCAACTGGGACCGCAGGTTCTCCAGTCAGAAGCCGCCGACCGACTTGAGGGCTACCTCCGAGAAGCCGCCGATCAAGGCTACGGACACAAAGGCCCCGTAACCCTCGGCGGGCTTGCGGACAGGTACAACGTCAAGTCAGGGACCTCCGCCCTTCCGCTGAACAAGGCCGACAGCCCCTACATGGTAAGCACGCGGAGACCCTCGGCGTCAAACTACGCGGCACAGGGAAACCCTAACATTGACCTTCTGACACAATCCGGGGAAGCCCTCCGCAACACTCCAGGCACGTTCGAGAAGGCCATGAAGTTGTTGGCGGAGGAACCCTACATGAGCGGGGCAAACACCACCGACCCCGAGTTGCTCCTCAAATACGGCGTCGATCAAGGCGCGGACAACCTATCTTTTATCGTCAACGACCTCATGAGCCCGACCGACGTGGACTACGCACGGCGGTTTTACCCCGCCGCCCACGCCGAAGCCAAAAACGCTGCGCTGAAAACAGGTTTCCCTGAGCAGGTCGGCTACGGCGTTACCGCGACTACCTCTCCCCAAACGCCTTGGGACATTAACGTCGCCAGAATGTCGCGGCTGTTGAACATGCACACCTCGGACTACGCCACCGATCCAAAGGCCGTCATGAAATGGGTGGCTGATCGCAGGGCTGCCGCCAAAAACCCCTCAGAACTGGGGTCGATTGCGTCCATGCCCGATGATTGGCTCATGCGCGTCGCTGAAACCCCTATGGCCGATCTTCCTGTGGATGGTTTCGAACGATACGCAAAAGTGTTCATGTCAGACCTGAGCCAAAACGCTCCCACCGTTAAACGGTTTCTTGCACCGGGCGAGTATGGCGACGACTTCGGAAAGATGACTTGGGGCAATTCCGACATAGTCAACAAATCTCTGAACATTATGAACGACCCCTCTATGGCGAACATAACAGAACAGATGCTTGGGGGGGGCAAAGTCCCCACCTTCTTTAACCACGTAGCCAACCCGTACTCGAAAGTTCCCATGGCGACCATGGATACGCACAGCGCGGGAGCGTTCAGCCTGTTTCCGGGAGGGGGTAAAGACCCTGTAGTCTATCGCACAATGGGTTTGTCTCCGAGTACAGGGCTACCTCAAGCAGCGCCAAACTCGGCTAGAACCGGGACAAAGGGCTATTACGGGGTCGCGGCAGACGCACACGCGCTCGCGGGAGAACGCCTTGGGATGCTTCCCGCAGAAGCTCAAGCAGCCCCGTGGGGCGGTGTCCGCACGCTGTGGGGCGAGGGCCTCAAAACACCCGAATTAAAGAAACAGGTAGAAAGTATCTGGCGAACCGCACCTAGTCCCGACGCGGCTCGACGCGCCATAGCGGAACTGCTTGGGCGCCCTGTTCGACGGATGTTTGCGGTGAAGCCTACTCGTCGTGAATGATACGAAGGTCTGGCGGCAGGACCTGTTCGTCGTCGTAATCAAACTCCTCGGGCACTTCGCCGTTATAGATAAGCCACAGGTAATTTTCCCGCGTTCTCTCTAGCCCCATCCTGACCAAAAGCTCCTCGTAAGACGTAAACCGGGTTCGTTCGGCCATTCCTGCTTCTCCTCTTCTTTGAAGATTGCACCCTAGTGGGTGAAGGCTTTCGTGTCTAGCCCTTCTTCCTCCGCTTCATTGCTTCTAACAAGATGTCCTGCACGTCGCGCTTAGACGCCAGACGCTCCAGAACCATGTCGTCCACGGTGTCGCGCGCCATAATGTGGTGGATAAACACTGGTCGATCTAGGCCCTCCTGCTTCTGCCGCATGGGGCCGATGCGCTCGATGATCTGTAAATAGTTCTCCAACGACCAGTTGAGGCTGAAGAAGGCAAGGATGTTGCCGCCGCGTGCCAAGTTAAGTCCATGACCAGCACTCGCAGGGTGAGCGAATAAGAGCGGTATCCGCCCCTCGTTCCACTCACGGATCGTTGCAGGGTCAGCGTCGAGAACCCTAGCTTTAGGAAAAGCTGCCCGTAGCCGGGCCAAGTCGCTCTTGAAATGGTAGGCCACCAGTACGGGAGCGCCAGCCGCCTCCTCGATAACGGAGCGCAGGGCTTCGATCTTCTCGTCATGGACCTCTCGCCAGTTTTGTTTGTCGTCGATGTAGGCCGCGCCGTTGGCCAGTTGCAGCAGCTTCATGGTCTTGGCCGCAGCGTTCAGCGCCTCAACGCCGAACTCCTCGATCTCCATGAACATCTCTTTTTCCATCTCGTCGTAGGTGTCGCGGGCGTCGGATGGCAGATCGACATAGATGTTGTTAACTAGGGGCTCGTCCACCGGCAGGCCGGTGACCGTCAGGCACACGTCCTTCAGCCTGTCCTCGATCTCCTTCTGCGCCGTGGGCAGCGGCGAGACGCTGAAGCCGTCCCAGCCCTTCTTGAACCACCGAGCCTCGAAGGCGCTGTAAGTCCGCCCCAGGCGCTCTCCACGGTCCACAAACCACGTCTGGCCCCACAGGTCCGCCAGCCCGTTGGGCGACGGTGTGCCGGTCAGGCCAATGAAGCGGCTGACCTGCGTGTGCGCCACCTGCGCCAGCGCCTTGGCGCGCTTGGAACCCTGCCGCGTGCGGTAGGACTTGAGGCGCGTCTGCTCGTCAGCCACGACCGTCTTGAACGGCCAGTGGTCGCCGTAATGCTCGACCAGCCACGGCAACTGCTCGTAATTCGTTGCATAGATGTCGGCGGCCTTGGCCAGGGCTGTCAAACGCTGTTTGACATTGCCCGTCACCGGCACGATCCGCAGGCGCTCGGTGTGGACCCACTTAGCCACCTCATCCGGCCACGTCGTCCGCGCCACGCGCAGCGGTGCCAGCACCAGCGCCGGGTACACCTCCTCGACCAGGGACAGGTGCTCCAGCGCCGTCAGCGTGGACACCGTCTTGCCGGTGCCCATGCCCGCCCAGACCGAGCAGCGGGCGTTGCCGGTGACGAACTCAATGATGTCTAGCTGATAGGGGTGTGGTGTAAACGGCTTAGACGCCACGCGGCACCTGTACACGGGGCTTGCGCGGGACGTACATCCTTGCCTCATGCTCCTTGCAGTAGCCGTAGAGCACTGTTGTTGGCTTGCAGCAGGAGAACGTGTCCGCGCCAGCGCCCGACACGGGGAACTTGCACTCGAACGCCTGCCGCGTGATCCAGGGCCGTGCGCCGGTGTATTCGCGCCTCGGCTGCGGCATGGCCAACACCGTCAAGCCGCTCTTTGGCTGTGGCTTTGTCTTCGGCACTTGCGAAAGCCGAATACGGTTGCTGCCTAACTCCTTGGGGGCCCTCACCTTGGGAGCCAAAGGCGCACGCCTGATCCCCTTGTTGATGTTCCTGCGGTGGATGTATCCCAAAACTGCGTTGCGGGTACGCCCGATAAGATCGCCTATATAACGAGCGCTAAAACCATCTGTCCACAGCCGAAGCATTGTCGCGTGGTCTTCGTCCGACCAGCGAGTACCCTCGCCCTCGCTGTCACCTCTATTATACGCCACGGGGCACCTCGTAAGGTATTCCAGACAGCGTTGCGGCCTCGCGCGCGAGGCGCGTTATTGTATGTTCCATTGTCAGGTCTCTTTTAGGGTCGCGCTTATGCGGCGCGGGCAAGTCTGCGTATCTGGCGGTTGGCCATTTCCAGTTCCGCCGACAGATTACTCACCATCAGTAGGCTGGCGTCGGTCACATACGATGCGGAGAACACGCTGTTCAAACGGCGTGCGGCAGCGGACATTTCGCTGACAGCGGCGTGCATCTCGGGGCTAACAGTTTTGTAGTCAGTCATTTGTTTCTCCCAATTGAGCCCTAACGGCGACCAGAAGGTGCGCGATGTCTTTGAGCAGCTTCCTCGGCCATTCACCGGCTATTATTGTTGTTTTGGCCTCTAGGAGTTGAAGCTCCAGAAGCCACAGTGCGTCGTCGTAATCGAGGCGGAGATACCCCACGCGGATCAGCCCTGTGTCTGGGTCAAACTGCGGAAGTGTCGCCACCGGGGCCATTACTGTAGGCCCCTTGGTGACGTAGTCAACATGAAAAGTAGCTCGTCTACACCTTCTTCATCCCAGACCACGGCGACGTTGAACCCGGCTTCGGCCAGCCGGTCCATCTCGCGCTTTTGTAGGGTGGAGATGCGCCCGCCGGGGGCCTTGACCTCGACGAAGGCGAAGATCGGCCCAGGCCACCAGATAAAGCGGTCAGGGGCCCCGCGCCGACCGATCCAGGACAACTTCCTGATCTCGCCGCCGAGTTGCCCGACGCGCTTAACAAGGTGCGCTTCGATCTTGCCTTCGGGGGTCATGTCACTCCTTCTTTTAAAGTTGTATTGCGTCGTATTTAGCAAACTCTTTGGCGTAAGTTTTAGCACCTTCTGCGTAAGCTGCCGCCGCAAGCTCTGGCGTGTTGAAATAGCCGAGATCAACAGGGTTCTTGTCCACGACTATCCTTGCCCGCCAAGGTTTCCGGTAACCTTTGCAAAACGCCACGCCCTTGTAGCCCGAGCGGTTGTTGCTTTTGCGTCGCCCGTTGTATTGGTTCTGAGCGTTGTTGCACTCTCGGAGGTTTTCAATCCGATTGTTTTTAGTGTCACCGTCTATGTGATCCACCATTTTTGGCATAAAGCCGTGATGGTACAGCCACACCAGACGGTGCGCGTACTCTTTGCGGCCATTTTTTGAACCCGCGCTTGTCGCTAAGTATTGCCGCTTAGACCCGCAGCCGTGCCACGGATACGGCTTGCGGCCCTCAGTACGACGCAAGCGCCCGGTATCAGGCTCGTAAACAAACAATCGCCTTACATCCTCATAAGTCATTGCTTTTACTCATTCTTTGCGGTAGCGAGTAGTCTCGAACCCCGCCGCAGCCAGCGGCAGGCCCATGGCCCACAACGGCCCAGACGACATCATCTGCGCCAACTTATCAACAGAATATTCTTCAATGTCCGGCGTCTCACAGATCAGCTCATCGTGGACGTGCAGCACCACCTCGTAACCCGCCGCCTCGGCTGCTCTCAGGCCGTGAGCTAGAATGTCTCGGGATGCCGCCTGCGTGGCGTTCTCGACCAGCTTGCCGCCGTAGGTCTCCAACCGCTCCCATTTACGGGTGTACTGGTTGACGCCCTCGTAGGTCAGCTTGCCGCCGATGATCTCGGCGTTGGGGTAGCAGAGCGAGCGCCCAGACGGCAGCACCATGCGCAGGCACTTGTCGTCCATGCGGAACATCAGCTTGCCCACCTCGAACATGTCGTCGGGTTCTCGAATTGCGCTTTTGGCGGCGTCCTCGCAATTGTACCAGAGGCTCTTGGTCTTGGGGTGCGCCGTGCGCCACGCCGTCACCAGATCGTTGATCGTCTCTTCGAACAGATCGACGCCGTACAGGGCGGCCATAGTGGAGAACGCACCCAGACCGCCTTGGTAGCCCAGGGCCAGCTCCTGCACCTTGCCTAGCTGGCGCTGATCTTTGGTCACGTCCTGGGGCTTGATGTTGAACGACTTGGCGTAGGCCAGCTTGTAGATGTCGTGGCCGATGCCCTTGTCAAAATCGCGGAAGGCTTCCAGCTTCCACTCCTCACCGGCCAGGAACGCCAGCATACGCCCCTCGATGTTGGACAGGTCGGCGATAACCAGTTTCTTGTCCTCGGGCGCGACGAGGCAGCCCCGCACTGCGGACGTGCACAGCTCCATCACGTTGCCGAACAAGAGGTCCTCGGCGTCGGCCTTCATCGCGGCAATGCCGATGTCGATCTTAGACTGCTTGAGGGTCGGCCTGGGCAGGTTCTGGGGCTGGAACAGCCGCCCGCCCCACCGGCCCGTGCGTGTCGCGCCGCAGAACTGTAGCGTCCCCCGCAGCCGCCCGTCAGCCGACGTGGCTTGGAGCAAAGTGCGGTACTTGGCGGGGCTGGTCGCCGCAGCCTGTAGCCTCACCTCCAGCATAGCGCGCACCTCGGGACTGATCGCCGTGCCCTTTAGCAGGGCCTTGACGGTGCCCCTCTTCAGGTCGTCCGTCTCCAGGCCGATAGAACGCAGGTGGTCGAGGGTCTTGCCTCGCTGGGTCGTGTTGGTGACTAGGCCGCCGGTCAGGAGGCTGATCTCATCGGCAAGGGCCCGCCCGGCCCTCTGGGCGGCGCGTAGGGCCGCTGTCGCCAGCTCTCGGTCCACGGCCACGCCACGGTCGTTTATGCGCTGGTCGAGCAGCCAGAGCGACCGCTCGGGCACTGTCAGGTTCCAGACCGGCAACGCCGTGTAGACACTGCGCATGGCCTCCACGTCGAGGCGCGCATACTCAACGAACTCGGCCCACTCGTCGGGGTGCGTGGCGGACGTGGCGCGGTCCAGCTTGCGGTTCCTGCCCAGGGGCTTGGTGAACAGGTGGATCAGGCGCTTGCCCGCCTTGTCCTTGGCCTTGTCGGTCGGCACCTCAAGGATGTCGCAGAGCTGGCCCAGTGATCCAGGCAGGCTGTGCGCCATGGCCTGGACCATCGTGTCGTGGACTTTATCCACTGGAATGTGGATGCCCCGGTGGCGCAGCACGGTGCGGTCGAACGCACTGTTGTGGATCACCACGGTGTCGGCGCTGTCGATCAGCATCTGGACGTTGTCCAGGCTGCCACCGGCAGTCAGGTCCATTACCTCCACGGCCTCGTCGTCGAACGCATAGGCGACCAGCAGCACCTCCGACTTCTCGGCGTAGGCGTGCGTGCCGTGCGTAATAGGCACAGTGCTGAACGTCTCCAGATCGAGGTGGAGGGTTGACATTTAATTTCCTGAAAGT